CCAATACTTTGATACGCAGTAGCAACGTCAGCATCAATTGAAGATGCCAATTGGCTAATACGGGGCTTCAACACACGCTCTGCAAAGTCATCCAATTGCATGGTCAATTCAGCAGATGTGAAGTTGACACCGATATGCTTTTGGCTTGCTACAGACAAGGTGGTGTATTGCTCGTTGTCATCTTGCACTTGGAGCGCTGCGCCATCAGTCACCAGAGCGCGGTCAGGTAAACGGATACGGAGGGTTGAACCGATCTTCGCACCTTCGACAGCGAAGCTATCATCGTACTGGCGGTTCACGTTGCGAGTGATCACTAAGTTGTTCTCTAAGATTTCGAGAGCTTTTCTAGTGATCATGTCAATGGTCAGAATACTATTAGACATGGAAAAAATCCTTTAAAAATTGATTAGCGGTTTTGCGCTTCCCACTTTTTACGCTGTCTTAGCCGTTCTGCTTCAATCCACTGCGAGTCCGTCATAGTCTTGGAAGACCTTGGGTCTGTAGTGTCATAAGCAGGCGATCCAGTGGATCGGGCGGTGACAGGCGAAATAGGCGCTGGCGCTGAAGTTGTTCTTTTAACTGGGGGATCAGATGCTAATTTAGCCTCAATCTTCCCAATCTCTTTTGCCTGTGCAAGAGGTGCCATGCGCGAGATACGATCTGCTTCTTTAGGGTTAGAACCGAGGTAGTAAGCTAACTCAGGCCCGACATCCGAAGATTGAATCGTTTCAGCCATCACGTTTGTGATTGGAAGTTTTGGGTTGTACGCGACTTGTTCAAAGTCCTCGTATTTGCCCCTAGCTTCTTCTTCCTTGTCGTGATAACTCTCAAGAACTTCTGATCTTTGCTTTTCAGCGTCACGCTGTGCGACTAGTTGTTGTGCTTTCTGAAATGCCAATGCGTCTGCATAGGCTTCAGTAGACTCATACTGGTCAGGCGAGGCTGTTGGCGCTGATCTCAACGTCTGTTGTTCAGACTGACGCTGTGTCTGTTCTCGTTCCCACTTACGTTGCTCTCTTGCGAGGCGTTTGCCAATCGCAGCGTCAAGTTCCTCTTGCGAAAATGTCTTGGCTACTACTTCTGGCGTTTCCGACGTTTGAACTTCAGTCTCTGGGGTGGCCGTCACCGTAGGAGCTGGCGCGGAGTCAACTTCCGCTAGGTTTTGTTGGACTTCTTCAGTCATGTTTTGATTCTTTAGAATCCCTGATGAACCTCACCAGTAAGGGTTTTTGCCATTATGCCTTCAATGCGGCAACTTTGGCTTGGAAATCTTTCACGCGGGCGTCAAGGCTGGCTTGGTCTTCGGCCAACTTGGCTTCTAACGCATCCAAGCGAGTTTGATTTTCGCTTTGGCGACGCTCGCGGGTGTCAAAAGTATTTTCACGTATGGTCAACGCGGCATCACGCTCGGAGCTGGAAGTTTCAAACGCTTTAACTTGGTTGTCTAAGTCAAGTTCACGGGTAGCAAGTTCGTCAGCTTTAACTTTGGATTTGTCGTTTTTGTCTTTGGCAGATGCCAACATGGTTGCAGCTTGATCTTTGGCGGTTGCCAATTCTGAGGCAGCTTTTTGACGATCTGCTAAAGCATCTTGAACAGCAGTCAACCCGCCTTGGCGTTGTGCTAATTCAGCTTGTAAATTGACTAATGTAGTCAATTCATTAGGAAGTTGATTTTTTATATACTCGATTAAATTTGTGTGGTTCATTGAACCGCCATCACCATGAAAGTCCATGATTTAATCCTTTAGGAATAGTAGGTGATATTAATTTTGGCGCTGGCTGTTTGTTCAATAAATTGAATTTGAGACAGGTCCCCGTCGTATTGCAAAGTAACACCGGCTGCCAAAGGCATACCAACAGAAGCTGTAGGTGCTACGCCATCATCACGCCAGCGCACAGTTTGAGTTTCTGGGGTAATGATCGCAATGCGAGGAGTGCCCGCCAAACCATTCAAATCTCTTTGAGGCACTGTTAATTTGGTCGCTGAACTAAGACTTGTGATCTGCTGATACCCCATCGTAGAGGTAATTGCTTTGAGGTTAATAGCCATTCAAAATCTCCTTCTTTCGGTGAACGACCGAAGTTTAATCAAAATCTGTTCAATAGTGTTGATAATAGCAGAAAAGAATCCGCCTGAGAAGAAAGCACCATTAAAAAAACTATTCATGTTTTTAATAAGCCTCAAAGATATTTAATTTTGTCATGCCCAGTTTCCTACCGAGATAACTGTATTTGTTCCTACTGGGTAGCACTTAAACCAAGTATTTACGCCAATAACTGCGGCATTAGCCGTTGTTAATTGGATGCTTGGAATGATTGTGCCAGCCCCGTTGATTCTAAAAATACCTTTTACTATTGCAGATGCCGAACTTCCGACTGCCGCAGTAACAATGTTTCCAGTTGCCCCAGCCGTTGATTGCCAAGATGTACCCGCCGCCGCCGCAGTTTGTTGATTGGTTGAATCAAGTCCAAAAGCGTGCCATGCCGCTGATGTAAACGTAGCCGTTCCCGCCCCAACAATAGAAAAACCCATGTTTCCCGATGTCGTACTCATTGCGCTTACGTTAATGGACATTTCAAAAAAGTAAGAGGTTGATGCCCCTACCGTCAACGCACCACTTGTTAAACCGCCTGTACCCGTAGTGTTATCAAATATTGACTGCAACGCTGTGTTGCTAGTCATTGTCTTTGTGCCTGTTCTGGCAACAAAATGTTCAATAACAGAAACCGCACGATTGCTTGCTATTGGAGTTGCGTAAAAAACTTTACCGTCATATTCCCAAGAACCAGCCGCAGGGGTTGTCAAATTTGTGCCTGTTGCAAAATCTAGTGGCGCAACTGTCGTAGTTCCTGCACTCAAATTTACAGTAGAGAAATTGCCTGTATTGGGCGCTGTTCCACCAATAATAGGAGGGCTAGATAGGTCTAATGTGCCACCTAAAGTAAGATTGCCAAAGGAAGTGACTGTGCCTGTTAAAGTCAAGCCGCTAACAGTTCCAGTACCACTTACGCTCGTTACAGTTCCTGCCCCTGCTGGGGTTGCCCAACTGCCGTCACCTCTCCAAAAGGTTAGCAAGGAAGCACTTGTTCCACTATCAAGGTTGGTTACGGGCAAATTTCCTGTTACTTGTGTTGCAAGGCTGACGTTTGCTAATGTGCCACCAAGTGTTAAGTTTCCGCTTGATGTGACTGTGCCTGTGAGTGTGATTCCGTTAACTGTGCCTGTACCGCCTACGGAAGTAACCGTACCGGTATTACTTGTGTATCCGCTTGGATTTGATGCTGGATAGGCGCCTAAATTTGTTAATGCTGTAGGCGCATTAGACGCGCCTGTACCACCATCTAGGATTGCTAAATCAGTAATGCCGGTAACTGACCCACCAGTGATAGCCACGTTATTGGCATTTTGTTCAGCCATCGTACCCACACCTGTTAACGTGTGCGTAGCATCCCAAGCCGTTGCGCCAGTAGCACTAAATGATCCGTCCGAAGGCGTGGAATGCGTGACTGAAACGGTCATGCCAAAAATTTAAGTTTGTAGAGTGTGCGGAGATAAATTTCAATTATGTTGTCAATGAGTTGTTGCAACGACATATCATTCTTATCTACCACTTCATACCGCGCATCTTCGATCTGTTTTAAAGAGTCTTCCAAGAATTCTTGGATGTTAGTTGTCTTCTTTGCTGAGTGCAATGTGATGGGGCCAATTAGACCATGCCGACCTTGGTAGGCTTCCGCAAAGTCATCGGCAACGCCAACAATGCGCTCATAGAAGATGTTTAGTGCCGTGTGCTTGCTGAAACTGCGAGTGTTTAGATGCACCGAGTGAGCTACATCACGGGCTAAAAACAGTAATCCTAGAAAATCTGCGGCTTTCATTGGGGCATTCCTTGTGGTGGTGGCATCATTCCTAGAGGCATTTCTGGCTGTTGATATTCAGCAGATTCGGGCATCATTTCGTTTTGTTCCCGACCAGGCATCTCATAGATCATGTTCTGTGATTCCATCGCCGCAGCGACCACACCCATAGCAATGTCTTGGATTTGTTGTTCAGACATGCCCGCTTGTACTGTGGCGATACGTTTAGTCTCCGCTTCGTACATTTTCACTTGAGCCTCAAAGTCTTTGCGCTCTTGTTCTTGCATCTCCATAGACTTGCCCACGTTTTGGATCATTCCATGCATGGCTTCCATCTCTTGACCCATTGCTTGGATTTGTTGTTGCGCCGCTTGCAGTGCTGGGTCTTCATCACCGTCACCCAAGAACTTAGGATCAATGGTCTTGGCAAAGCGCTTGGACATTTCTTGCGCCCCTGGCCAGTCCATGTTCTTGACAAACAAATCGCCAGCGACTTGCCACAGTTGGGGGTTACCTTGTAACAGTTGGGCCATTGCCTCTAAAGCCTCTTGGCGCTTGGTGGCGTAGCCTGGTCCTGTAGTCGCAACGACATCGTATTTACCAATGCTAGGGTTGTAGATTTTCTCAATCACAATACCTTGTTGGTCAACAATCTTGTTAACTGGTTGTGGTTGATCGGGGTTGATCTTGACCATCTTGGTCTCGCCATCTTCCCCGATAACTCGCGCAATGCGTTGGGTATCGTAGATTTTAGGAATTAAATCAATCAGTTGACGCGCAATATGTTTAACACCTCGCGCTAGGTTGTCACCATAGTGGTAAGTTCCCACATCACCCTCGCGCTGACGCGCAAGAATCGCTCGTCCTGATCTCTCATTGCTTCCCATTCCTAGAGAAGCGTTGTATTGACCAGTTGTTGACTTGATGTCTTCAGATGCGCCAGCCTTTGCTTGCAGTAAACCACTAGAAGCCATTGGCGGTTGTGCGCGTTGCGGTAACGGCAAGATAGCGCCTTGACCGTCTGTTACATCAGGGTTTACCTCTAGATAAGGCCAATTTGTTGTGTTTGCTGTCTTCCACTGAGTCTCATAGCCCTCAAACTGACCACCGTAACCAATAAATGGCGCTTTCGGAGCTAGGGCAAGCATTTCTGCTTCTTGGCTAACCCAATAGTTGTACATACGCTGTGCGTCTTTGGCGTTTCTCACCAAACCAGACACATACAAGCGCCCATCTACCTCAAACTCGTTGCCAACAATACGAATGACGGGGATGTATTTACCCGCCCAATCGCGTTGTTCAAGGATTTCGTAACCATTGATCTTGCAATACCTGACCTTTGGACGGTCAGACTCGCGCGACTTAATTGGTTTGCCGTAAAACTCTTTCATTTGCTTGTCTTCAGGCGTACCAGCAAACGCGGTCTGGTTGCCAGGGTACAGGTTCAACGTAGCGCGGTCATAGTCAATGTAGTAGTAGTCAGCAACACGGATCGTGTCTTCATTTAGCCAATTACTGATCGATTGATCGCCAACACCCAATGATTGCAAAGTTGTAATGGGAGCAGCGTCTGGGTACATGCGCTCAAATTCGTCTTTGGTAATGTCTTCTGTGATAAAGCAATACTTAGCGTCTGCACCTGTTGGGTCTTGGATCGTTGGGTCCATGTACACCGAGAAACTGTTGCGGATACGCCCAATCTTGATGTCTTGGTCAAAGGTGTTGTCTTCGCAATACTCGGTCAACAGACGGATATAGCCTTCACCATAAGCGACTTGGTTTTCACAGGCGGTGTCGTAAGCGACATCAGCGTCAGAGATGTATTCAATATGGCGAATCATGCCATTAAAAATATCTGCGACTTCTACGTCAGCGTTGTCATCTACGGGGATTACCTTCGCGCCAGGTCTGTTTTGGCGTTGATCATTCGTGACTTGGCGCACATGCTGTGGCAATTTGTTGATTGTCAGACACGGACGGGCATTGATGGTTTGACCTTGTACAGCACCACGGGTGGCGAGTACATCGGCAGGCCATTGCCAGTGGTTGTCAGGTGAGCCAGCGTAGAACTTTAAGTCATCTGTCTCATCTTCACGGGACTCAGACAAAGCAGACATTGCCATATCTAGCCGTGACCTTGCGGTGGCTAGTATGTCGGAGTCACTCTTTTTGGGTTTACCACCCTCGGAGACTGCCCCCGCAGCCGCGATGCCTGTGTAATCAGCCATTATTTAATCTTGTTTAATACGCTGTCTACGGTTGCTTTGACATTGTTACCACTAGGAATAGTGGCATTTAATTTAGCCGTAGGTGAAGATGTTTCTTTATTGCGATCAGGCATACCGCCATTTTGAACTTTAGGTTCACGAGACACAATTTTGCTAATTTGTTGGGTAGTAGACTTCATTTTTTACCTTTGGGCATGGGTTTTTGGGCTGCACGTTTCTCGCTGTAAGCAATTGCCACAGCTTGCTTGACTGGTTTGCCAGAAGCAATCTCAGCCTTGATATTCTTGCGAAATGCTTCTTTGCTTGCAGATTTAACTAATGGCATATTATTGTCCGTGAATGATTGCAAAGTTAATTACAACCGCTTCGGATAAATTGCCACCGCTAATGTTTCTCAATGTAATCGTACAAGTGCCAGCGCTCATGCTACTGATCCAACAGTTATAAGCACCTGATGTAGCACCAGAACCTACGTTCAAAATAATCACATCTTTGGCGCTGATCAAATTATTGGTCAATGTAAAAGTCACGTTAGTTAACGTGTTGAGCGTTGCATTGTTCATTGTGATCTGACCCATGCTCTCATTAAGAGTCACGCCAGTTGATTTGCTTGAACCTTGCGTTACCGATCCTTGGGCGGCAAGCGCGTACCCAATTTCTTCGGTTGCATAACAAGTTGAAAATTCTGGGTCTAGGTATGCAACGCCAGTTGCTTTCGTATTAGACATTTACTTGCCTTTCTTTGCTGTTTTAGCAGATTCTTTAAATGCTTTGGCAGTTGGAGTGTTCTTGCTACCAACTTTGTTCATCTTTTCACCAGAACCAGCTTTGATGCGTTCTTGTTTAGCGTGGATGTTGGCATAAAGCCCTTGTTTCGTTGCCATGATCAACACTTCCATCGTTTCAGGGCTGCCTTGGCGCGTTCACCATCTTTGGCGTTAGCGGCTACTGCCCCCATTCTTGCACAAAATGAATCTTTGCGACCTTGATCTGCCTTGGTTTTGGGGTTGGGCGCTGGCGCTTTTAGATTGCTACCAGTTTCGCGGTTGTATTTCTCACGCCCTTTGGCGGTCAACCCCGCGCCCTTAGACACTGGGAGTTTTTCGCCTCGACCTACGCTTAAAGATACGGTTTTTTTCATGCACCCATCCAACTTGTTGATACTGAACTGCCTTGAGAGTTTATGCGGAGAGTAGGTTCAGTGTACTCTCTGTGCGCTACAGGAAAAGCGAAAGTGACAGCGATAGCATCGGCAGCGTCTGGTGAAGCCAACCCTCGTGCTTTCATTTCCTTCTTTCCCTCTAAAAATATCGTGCCAGATGAATTGGGCTTTTTTGTTGGCCCAGTTAAATCAGCTTTTAGTTGACGATCTGACGGAATACTAGCAGATTTTAACCAGTTTCGCATATCGTTCCACATTTCAGCGCGTTTGTTGCCAAATGCTTGCGACTGTTTTGCCTTGTTTCCAAAGTTAACACCTCGCACCTTAAATCTCTGCTCTGTCAGTCGATCAAGAATGCCATATCCAAGACCGCCTTCGTCAATGACGGTGAGTGCAGGTTTGTATTCCTCTATCGCGTCAATCACTCTGCCGACAATTTCCATTGTGTCTTCGCCCTTATATCGCTTGATTGCCACAATATCGCGCCCTTGTCTGACAGCAATGACGGTGGAGTCTGCGCCACCACGGGCTGGGTCAACCCCCACAATCGTAGGTGCGGTTAAGTCTTTCCACTTTTCCCTCTTCATTGCGTCATCCACAATCATTGGGCTAATGAACTGGTCTTCGCCTGCGGATGGAAACTCACCGTACACCTCGACCTTGGCTTGGCTAGAGTCTTCGCCATACTCAGAAATAATCTGTTGATAGACTGACTTGTCGGTATCTTCCACCGTTCTAGCGTCAACAATTTTAGATGTCCAAAAGTCCCGCTTGGCATGAAAGCACTCAAAGAAGTAGACCTCGTTTCTACGCGGATTGGAGAAAGCAAACCAGTATCTGTCTGGTGTGTTCTCGGTAAAGAAGCCTGCCCCCACCTCCCAAATCGGGTTAGGGATACCGCTAGATTCGTCAAAGATCAGCATCATGCCGTCTTGGTTGTGGACACCAGCGTAAGAGTCGGGGTTTTCTGCTGACCAGAGCTTGCCCTCACACGCCCAATACCTCGTTCCCTTCTTGAGATCGCGCTCGACAAGTTCTGTTAACCACTGGGCAGGGATTAACTTTGTCGCTGAAATCTCCCACCAATGACTATTGATCAACATCGCTGCCCATTTTGTCAATTCTGCCCATGTGACCGAGCGTAATTGATTCTCTGAGTTAGCCGACACCACTACCGAGCCACCAATACGGGTAGTCAGCATCCAAAGGATAAGCCAAGATACTAGGGCAGACTTGCCAATACCGCGCCCAGAGGAGACAGCCATACGGATGGTGTCGTAATCTACTAAACCTTTTTGCTTCTTTATGTGGGCAGTTATATCTCGCAATACTTCCCGTTGCCATTTGCGCGGACCTGAGAAGTTAGCCAAGGGCGTGTTCTTCTGTCCCCAAGGGAATGCAAACAAAACAAAGGCTTCTGGATCGTCTGAGATGGCAGGCGACCAAAGCTCCACCATTAATTTTTGTTCTTCTTCGCTCTTGTAAATTGGTAGTTGCATTTTTTTAAACTGATATTAGAATGCTTAACTCGGAGGTCAAATATGAAAAAAGTAGTTGCATACTGCGGTTTTAACTTTTCTAATCAATCAGCTTATTTGCGGATGCCAGAAGCGTTCTGGAGCCAGACGGACGAGAAGCGCTTGGAAATTGTTAACCAGTTGATCGAAGAGTTGACCAAAGAGAAAGATCATCTTGAATGCATCAGTCAACTTGATACCCAAGGTATCTAGCAATATTGTCAATTGCTTCCTGATCGAGTTTTTCACCCGTATGGCTTTTGAGCAATGATGTGCGGATGTTGCTTAGTGTTTTGCCTTGCGCTTGGCGCTCTTTGAATAACTTAGGCATCATCAGGTAATCTGGCACACCAGTAACTTGCCCTTGTGCGTTTTGTAGCGATCCCATAACTTGGGCTGGCAATCCTGAGTTGTATGAACCATGTTGGAAGTTAGGCGTAACCATTTGTATATTTGGGTTAACTTTTAACAGCGTGTGCGCCATTCCAGTTTCAGCGCCAGGTTCGCTCATCACGTTGTAAACATCTTGCCAACGAGGGAAGCCTTGTTTTTCCATTGCCGCGGTTGATCCGATTTCGCCAATAGCTTTGCGGATATTGCCTGCGGTGTATTCCTTAGTGCCGTTAGCCATGATGTCCCGAATGTTTGGGCTATCAAGGCCAGGGAATTTTTTGTATGGGTAAGTAATTTCTTTGGTTACTGGGTTTTCTACTGGTGTATTTCTAACCGCATCCCTAAACGAAGTCAGCGCTTCTCTAGATGGTTTTAAGGCATTCAAAGCTCCAACATAAGACTCAGCCACATGGTGTGAGAAATTAATGCCAGTAGGGGCTAGATTCATTTGCACCCCTACGGTGTCACCCAAATCGCTGAACTTATTCAAGTTGTTAATTTTTGATATTTGCGCTACATCATTGGAAGCGCCACCAATACCTTGTTGTAAATTCTCTTGGATGTACGGGTAGCGTCTACCGCCTTGGCGTTGGACAAACGCTGGGGTGGCATACCTTAACCCTTGCGTCAACGGTATGCCTGCGATCTGGGTCACATTGCCACCAGTTGCAGAGGTATCCCAAAGAATAGGCACTACATACTTGTTTAGCAAAGCGTTAGGAGAAACGCCAATTTCTTGAGCAACATTCAAAGACGGTTGGACAATATCACCAGTTCCAAACAATCTAGCCTGCTCTCGCCTCATAACGGCAGGCGTATCCAGAATTGATTTGTACTTTGTCAGCGCAGCCTTTTCCGCAGGCGAAAGCATCGCCTCGGTTTTGCCAGGGAACAGCGCATCCACCGCCTTCATGTTGCCGACACGCTCGGCATAAGCCAAATTACCAGTGGCTTGTAAGCGTTCACGCAATGGTTCATACGCTATATCTTCTGGCACATTTTTAGCCATCTCGCGTATCTTCGCCCTTTGCAAATTGCCAACAGTTAAATCTTCTATTTTCTTACTAGCAGACACGCCAGCCAAAGCAGCTTGTCTTGCAAGCCTAGCAGCTTGCAGTATCTCCGCAGGGCTTAATGGCACAACCGATCCCACATTCGCCGCCATCTGTTGGGCAGGACCTTGTGGCGGTAGAGGCAAATTCTCTTGAAAGTATTGCGATCCATAAGGGACTTCTGGCGCTATCTGCCCATAAGACTCCAAAGCCTGCACAGCTTCAGCAGGCAAGAGAGACCTCTTCAAATTCATTAGATCGGGAATCGCCCCCATCGTGGAAGCAAACCGACTCCTCATAAACTGTAACGGCATCTCCGCAGACGCTGAAGGATCATTGAACTGACGGTTACGTCTAAGCTGTGGGTAGTACCCAAACGCTGCGCCTAGCGCGTTAGAGCCTTCTGGTGTCAATGCGTTGTTTACGGGCATAGGGCGATCTTAATATAAAAAAATTAAAAATTGTTCACGTAGACACCGTTCCTGTGACCTTTCCTCACGGGACCTACCCCCCCTCGACTTTTTGAAGGGTAATGTGAGTAGGCGCTAACTAACAGAGTTATCCACAGACCATGTGCCAAGTTGTCAACACTGACGGAAATATTTCTGGAGTTACACACAATCTTGCTTACAACCCTGTGCATAACCCATAAATAACTTTACATAATGGACATAGTATAAAGTAGCCATACTCTTTAGTTCTCGTTCTTTGCCTCGATGTCAGTCACATTGCTTCTATCGTATTCAACCCTAGCCTGTGCCTCGTTGATAGCGTCTATTACGCTGATGCGTTGGTCTACTACGCTGACATCGATGCGGTCACCATAGGTTCTTGGCTTGAGCTTACTGGCCACCCACTTCCTAGCGTCTACCTGTAGTCTCTTCTGCTGCACCCAAGCGCTTGCCTCTGGTCCACGCAAGCCTTCTGGCATCTCTGCGTCTGATAGCTCAATGATCTCGTCTGCTAGCTTGTCAGCCCTGTCTTGCACAGCCTTGTCGTAGATAGAGCGTAATTGCTCATTGCTTCTCAGCATTCGGTTAAAGGTAGCCCACGGTGGCATACCAGGCTCTCTCAGCACAGAAGAAAGACTCTTGCCCGTAGCCATACGCGAGACAACCTCTTCCCAGACGGGATTGTCCTCTTCCCACTCAACTGGTCTGCCAACCGAGCGTTTCACTGCTGTTTTTTGCATATTCCCTTCGTGCGTGTGCGTATTTATATCAAATTGTCAACGAAAAGCGCTTTAGTTGTCTATTCTCATCTTATGTGTTCGTCTAAAAAGCGTAGAAGCGTCAATCTTGTCTTGATCACTCCTACCTAAACTTGGCAACTGCTTACCAATCTATCATTCCCTACCTAATCCCAATACCGTTCTGCCTTACTAATGCTTTTTCATTACTCGAAGTTGATAACCGCTCACATAAAGCAGTGGTGTTCGTCCCCCTTGGTATTTGTACAGTTCAAGGGCATGAGGCGCTAACCCTCATTACGGTTACCAACACGGATGAGGACTGGTTTCTCTTTATGTTCCACGCTGCAGTCGTGTACGCCAATCCCCATGCGTCTTAGCATTTTATCCCTCGCTTTTGTAACTCTACCAAAGTTTTGGCATATGCGTTATCCCACATCATTTGCCTCTCTTCTTTCGACAAGCTCATCCCTTGATCTAGTTCAGCATGACAAGAATAGCAAAGCGATGCCGTGAATTCATCACTTGCCTTAATTCCCCTTCCCTTGCCGTGTTTTGCCCAGTTCGAGTGCGCTGCCTGTGTTTGCCCCTCCGTTCCACAGTGCTGACAAGGCAGTTCTGCCACATTTTTTAAATGCGCTTTGCTCCTGTAATATTTAAATTTAGGGTTTGATGCCATGTTCTGCCCCCCAAGCGTATAAGAATTCCACAAAGTCACTTGCTTGCTCCTTGGTGAACTTGCGCGTTTGTAGTCCTAACTGCACAATGCCATCGCCTGACAAATTAGGTATTACTACGCCCGTTTTTATCCCGTTGTCCTTACAGAACTGGTCAACCAATAACCTTTTCCAATCCTCACCCGACCACTTCGCACCCATGTGGCTTGCTTGTTTGGCTATCTCATCGATCATGGCGTGATACTTCAGTTCTTGTTCTCTGGTCTTGTCCGTTGCCTTGATCTCCAACACCAAATGCTTATCCGCGCTCAATGCCGTCAGCACTTTTGGCCATAGATTGACCATCAAACCCTTAGCTTGTTCCTCAGATGTGAGCAAAAACTTCATCTTTCTTGCACCATTACATTTGCCCCAGCTTGTTCGTGATACACCTTTGTGATGTGTGCCTCCACTATCTGCGAGTCATCAATATATACAATGCCGTTCATGGCATCTGTAATACTTTTGTAGCAATTATCAATGTCAATGCGCTTGGGATATTCCTGACCGCTTAAACAAGCCACCTTGCGTTTTTTTGAATAGGATGGGGGAACGGCATACCGAAGGTATAAAAACACGGTTAAAGCCCCTTTTAACGGCTCTGAAGCCCCTATTGCTTGCCTTGCCTTCAACCCCACTAAGGTTTCGTACTCCAAAGTTTTAGAATCGGTGTAGGTCTGGACAAACTGTCCGCGTCTGGCAAACCTTGGTCTGCCCTTCGGTACTGGATCGCCATCAACCGAGAATGTCACTACTAGCGTCATTGCGTAGCTCCTTCAATCTTTCCACAATCAAGGTAACTAGAGTAGGAAAATCCGACCTCAGAGCTTTGCTCATGTGTCTGGCATGGTCTATCGTCCCTTTGTGCATCGCCATTAGCGCGTAATGGTTGGCTAAATACTCCACAAAGGTCTCCTGTTGCTGCCAAGGCTTGATTTGTGATAAATATGGACATGGGTTCTCTGTAGGTTTTGATGCGGTCAAGGATGGCATGAGCTTCAGTCTTGGTCATTGCAATATTCCTTTAATCGTTTCAAGAACTTGCTTTCTTTCTGAATTAATGATTTCAGCGTTTGATTGCTGTATAGATAGGTAATGTTGATAAGACTGCTTATCGGAATTGAGCATTTCCATTTTCAGTTTTAGTTCTTCACCATTTTTAACAATTTGAAACGGGTCAACTGCGTAACCACTTTTGTCAATTACTAACTGGCAGCGGCTGTCGTAAAACATAAGCACATTGTTCATTACACATTCGTAAAATCTGTTGGCCATAAACGCATAGTTGGAATGTGTGTGTTCATCTTCAAAATAAATAGAATATTTGTAGTCTTTCAGTCTTAGACCTACTGGCTCAAATAAGTCGGCTTCTTTCTCTGTCCACATAATCTTTTCAATAAACCGAGCTTGTATGCCTGCGTCTTTGTATTTGGTGTGGTTCTTAGTTGAGGAACTCAAAACCATGTTGACATTGTTGTAGTCCAACATATCTTTGATTCGGTGCTTGCGGAAGGTGCCGTAATAAATCACATCTTCCTTTGGCGTGTCCACAGTAGTAAAAAACATTTGTTCGTCAAAAACAAGTGTATTTAAATTAACTGTGTGCCAATTTTGTATCCAATCGTTAAGCGTTAAGCCATTCATTTTTTTACGGAGAATCCAACCGCGATAGCCCTCTCTAGGGTTGTTGCATATCATGTGATAAGGCTTGTTACTTTCCAAAAGCCATTTGCGAAGCAAAATGTTATCTTCCATATCGTGGTCATTGACCAGCCAGTACATATCGGCATCGGTGTTCTTTTGTAAGATTTCCAAATATTTGTTGTACTTCATGTAAGGCGAGGAATACGCACAAATAATTCTGTCGTAGTTGTTTTCCAAGGCTTTGGCTACTTCAGATTCGTGACTTACAAAATCACAACCAAGATGGTCACGCAATATCAAAGAGTTTTTAACATGAACAATCGAAGTTACTGTGTCAACAGTTATGCGCTTTTCGCACGATTCAATAATTAAGGTCCTCATCAGAAGTCCTCCTTTTCATACCACTGCTGCACTGTCTGGCTGACAGGCTTGGCAACGATAGGCTTCTTGTAATCGGCAGAGTTCTTTTCCCACTGGTGCTTGGAACACTTAGGCTTGTCACCGCTAATGTGGACAGACCACCGATGTGGGCAACCAGACACAGAACACATCAGGCGTTGTACCTCGTCAAAACTGTTATCTTGACTTTGGTTGTTTTTGAAATTAGTTAGTGCCATGATATTTTCCTTCTACGATTTTTGCGAAATTACTAGGTTTGAGAATCCACTCTAGGTCTGCCACAAAAGCGCGACCATCTTTGCTGTTGACCTTGCCTGTTAAGAAACGAGAAGTACCGATGTGGTCAAAGAACTCTGCAAACCAACCAAGAATGTCTGGTGCGCCTATTTCCTTGGTCTTGGATAGTTCGTCAGCTACTTCCCTCCACCTCTGGCGTAGGTAGCCCTTACGGGCATCGTTCCATACCTCAACCTTGCGTAAGGTAGGCAAGTGTTTGTGATAAAGGTCTATGACCCCTTGGTGATTGCAAGTTGGTAATTGAGAAAGTTCACCTTTTGGTGGACAAATAAACTCTGCCTCTGTCTCTGTCTCTGTCTCTGTCTCTGTCTCTGTCTCTGGTGCATCATCTTGATATCCTGTTGATATCGTGTCGTTATCACCTTGTTCCAACCAATGAGACAACTTGATAATGCAAACTTCTGTTTCCTTTTCTGACTGTCTTAGCCGAAAAGCCAATTGTTTGATGGGTGGGATGTTGCCTTCATCTTCACTAGCGATTAACCACAGCATTACCAAGACTTTCGCAGCCTTTGGGTCTAAATCATGCCACTCTAAATCGTCTAACAGGTCACGATATAACTTGACCCAAGGTGGCTTCCTATCTTTGAAGTGCTGAAACTTTTTCCAATTCTTGATTCGCATAAAGCAAACTCCGCAAAACTCCCAGAAAGAATCATCGGCAGGGGGGGAGTTCCCTTTTCGGTCTGCTCATGACTTCAGACCTAGCCGCGACTCAATTGTATATTAAGTTAACTAAACCAAGATGGTCTAAGCAATTGCAATTGCCAGATGCGTTGTTGTGGCACCTTTTTCCATTGGCTTATGGCCGCAGTATTTATGCCCAACAGCTTGGCAAGCTCTTTCTGTGAGCCTGCTAGTGCAATAAACTTTTGTTTGTTCATAATCAAATTATACATAAGTTAACTTAATTTGCATAAAAACAACAAAATCAATTTATTTTTGTGTGTGGTGTAAAAAACAGTTAATTTCGCTTAACATTCTTTTCATGCCGTAGCACATTGCAAGCGGTCTTTTAAGGAAATAGTATGGAATACGGAGAGATTACCCAGACATACATGAACAGTGGTGTACGCGACAGCCAAGGTCGTGAAATTGGCTACATTGTTGCGTTTCGTGATAACGGCACAGACTTTCGTGCTTATGTACAAAATGCCAGACGCGAATTTGGCGTGTGGAAAGATTTTGGCGCACAACAGCGTAGCAAGTCTTTTAAAGACCAAGCATCAGCAACATTATGGGCTTACGCAACAGCCCGTCAACGCATTGCCAAATTAAACAAAGTTCAATGGAAACATAACGCTCCATTTAACCCACAGTTTTTAGGCGCACAACCACCACAAGTTGGTCAAGATTATTAAACCAAACGGGGCGCAAGCCCCATTAAGGAAACACCATGAACTACGCTGACGAACACACCGACTTTGACCGCATGACTTGTATGTGCGACCACACAGAAGTTGATTGCTTCTTTGACTCCTACACCGACAGCTTGCACTTTGCCTACATAGGTGGGCAGTTAGTCACTGAAATGTTGCGCGACTCAGTTATCCAAGACTTTGAGCGCCAATACACCAAGGCTTGCAAAGAAGAAGCCTACAACGACAAACTTGATTCAATGATTGCTAACTACGAACTCAAAAAGGAACTCGCATGAAACTCAGTAAATATACAGAACATGGCATTGAAGGCCCATTCACCACCACCCCATCCCTTGCTGACAAGGTGATCTTTTGGTTGTCTGGCTTTGGCGCAGGCTTTATCTTGGCTATTTTGGTAATGGGGAAATAAATGAAGATGATTACATACACCATACTTTGTTGGGCAGCTTTGGTGACTGCTGGCTGTTCTTCTGTAATGCCTAGCCCTAAACCACCAGATCAAGAGCTAATTGTTGATGCCAAGGTTCAGCAAATGGCGCGTAATGAGGTCATAGACGCTGTTAAACAGTGTGAGACCTCTGGTCTTCGTGCCATACCAATTTATGCCAAACGCAGAATTGGTGGCTACACCGTTGAAACCATTGTCGAGGTCACCTGTGGTCCTCGCTACTCTTATTATTAAGGAAACCCATGAAGAACATTGCCACAGCTTTGGTCAAAGCACAGCGTCAATTTGCGCCTGCTTTAAAGAACGCTACAAACCCTCATTTCCGTTCCAAGTACGTTGACCTAGCATCTTGTGTGGACAGCGTTATAGGGGCTTTAAACGACAACGGTATTTTCCTATTTCAGACTACATCAGAACACCCAGACGGCATCATCTGTGAGACTAGCTTTCTTCACGAGTCAGGTGAGCGCTTAGATTGTGGCAAGCTGTTTTTCCCAGCCCCTAAGCACGATCCCCAAGGGTTCATGTCGTGTTTGACTTACATCCGTCGTGCGTCTTTGATGGCCGCCACATCGCAAGCCCCAGAGGATGATGACGGTAACGCTGCCACTAAAAAGCCAGCAAAAGAGGAAAAGGCTAACCATAATCTAATGCAAGACCACCTTACCGCCATCAGTGAGTCCACTACCTTGGAAGAGTTACAGACACGGTTTAAAGAGGCTTACAAGTCCGCAGGGACTGACAAGGAATGGTTAGAGGCAGTAACCGCAGCGAAAGACATGATGAAAAGGAAACTCAAATGACTGAACAAATAGAACAACGCTCGGATGCTTGGTTTCAAGCCAGACTCGGCAAGGTAACCGCTTCACGGGTAGCAGATGTGATCGCCAAGACCAAGACGGGTTACAGCGCCAGCCGTGATAACTACATGGCGCAATTGATCTGTGAGCGTCTTACTGGTCAACAAGGTGAATCTTTTACAAACAGTGCCATGCAGTGGGGGGTTGACAACGAGCCACTTGCGGTCAGTTGTTACGAAAATGCCAAAGATTGTTTAACTGAAGCTGTTGGGTTTGTTAACCATCCAAAGATTGCAATGGCTGGCGCGTCCCCTGATGCCCTCGTGGGTTTATTTGGAATCCTAGAAGTGAAATGCCCTCAGACAAACACGATGGTGGAAACACTTTTGTCTGACAGAGTGCCATCCAAATACATTCCGCAGATTCAGTGGCAGCTTCGCTGTTGTGAGCGCCAATGGGCAGACTTCGTATCCTTCGATCCAAGATTACCCCAAGACCTTCAATTGTTTGTAAAGCGTGTTGAGTTTGATGCGCCTTATGTAGCAATGCTAGAAGAAGAGATTATCAAGTTCCTTGCCGAACTGGATGACAAAGTAAATAAATTAACCAACTTGAAAGCAAAAAATGTCTAAAACCCAATACGAAATCAGCGTTATCACTGGCAAATACACCAACAAAGACGGTCAAGAAAAGAACCGCTACATGCGTATTGGATCGGTGATCGACACCAAAAATGGACCAATGATCAAGTTTGACTGTATGCCTATTATGGAAGGTGGTTGGTCAGGTTGGGCGTATATGAACAAGCCAAAAGAACAAGCATCTAAGGATGACTTCGGTGACGTTGAGTTTTGAGCAGCGCAAGAAAGATTGGTGGGAATGGCATAAAGCCAACCCTGCCGTCTGGGAATACTTTGAGAAGTTTTCCCTAGAGGCTATCCAACGGGGTAGGAAAAAGATCAGCCATTGGCTAATCATCAACCGAATCCGTTGGGAGGTTTCTATTATCACCACAGGCGAAGACTTCAAGATAAGTAATGACTACATTGCCTTTTACGCTCGGTTATGGATAGCCCTATACCCAGAATATAAGGACTTGTTCACAATTAAGAAAATGATTGGCGAAACATGATTGGAAACTTTATGACTGAGACACCAGAAGAGCGCGAAGTCTTTAGCGCAATGGAGCAAAGCTCTGTGCGGAAAGAAATCATACGCACCACAAGGGAAGAAAAAATTAGCAAGCCTGGTGTGTATGAAAAGTCTGTGGCTATGCCTTACTACTTGCACTTGATGGAAGAACTAACCATTGCTCGATTGTTGATACGCGAGTTGGGTGATCGATTAGCCAAATTGGAAAACAAAACATGAACGCTTTTCACCCTGATTACATAAAAACTTACCACCCAGAATTTAATAATTTTTTTAAGAGCCAACAAGCTCTAACCGCAGAACGCGAGATGGCTAAACGCACAGTAAAACCTAGACAGTTTTATGTGTTTGCCCAAGCAATTAAACCTAGAATGAAATTCTCAAGACTATGATTTCAAGCATACTAACCATTATTGTCGTGCTACTTGTTGGCGCGTTTATAGGCGCTGGCATCCTAGTCGCTGTGCTGTGGATTAGCGTAGACAAAGACTAGGCATGGTACTCAGCCTCGGTCAAGATACCTGACTTGTACTTGCCCTCTGGCTTGAAGATAGTCAGTTCTTGTTGGCGCATCTCAGGTGCAAACGATATGTGCATCCATCTCCCATACTCGTGGATCATCTGATCAAACTTGATGCCTGCCTTTAGAACAAGCTGACATAGTTCGTAAGGAGTATGAGCAGAAGAAGAGCAGTCAATAGCCCAACCATCCATGTGGCTGGATACTTTAGAACCGCCAACAGCAAGATTAACGTCGGGCAAGCGTAACCAAGAATTAACACGCATAGGGCCAGTGACATTACGCACCTCCTCCAAGTGTGCAGCCGCCGTTTTCATGTTGGCCAGTTGGCGCTCATCGGGCTGATTGTTGATGTGCATCCGTATAGCTGTCTCGCTATAGGTGGCTTCCTCAAGGGTAAAGTGATTTGACAGGTTCATTTTTTCATCATGCCTTTCATCTCTTCTGTCTTATCTT